GAGGAGCGTTCGTATTTTCTGGAGGCAGTGCTACTGGGCGCGCTTCATCGTTTGGGCTTCAGGTCCATAACTTCCCAAGAAAGTGCGCCGCAGACCCTGCATTAGTACGGCAGGCTATGGTGCGCGGCCACAGGATCGTTCCCGATCATGGCCGGCGCGTAACTGACGTGCTGAAAGGTATGCTGCGCCCGTCGCTGATGGCTGACAAAGGCAAGCGGCTTGTTGTTGCCGATTGGGCTGCGATTGAAGCGCGGGTGACGCCGTGGGCGTCCAACAGCACCTTTGGCGCGAACAAGCTGGACATCTTTGCCAAGGGTGAGGATGTCTACAAGCACAACGCTATGGCGACCTTCCATGTCGGCTATGATGACGTTGACAAAGACCAACGCCAGATCGGTAAGGTGCAAGAGTTAGCCTGTGGCTTTGCTGGCGGCGTCGGCGCGTTCGCCAGCATGGGCCGCATCTACGGGCTGTTGATGTCAGAGAGCGACGCAAAGCGGATGGTGGACGCATGGCGCAGGGCTAACAAGTGGGCCGTGCCGTACTGGTCGGGTCTGGAAGAGACTTATATGCGCGCCATGCGGAACAAGAACCGCGAGTTCACTGTTGGCCGCATTACATATTTATTTGACGGACTGCATCTTTGGTATGCGCTTCCGTCTGGACGTGTGTTATGTTATCCTTTCGCCCGTTTCGACGAGGAAGGCAGTCTGACCTACGCGAAGGCTTCTTGGAAGCCCGCCGCTGATGCGAAAGAGTGGCCGAGGGCGCGGCTATGGCGCGGTTTGGCGTGTGAGAACATCACGCAGGCTGTCGCCAACGACTTGCTGCGCTACGCCTTGCGTCAACTGGACGATGTAGTCTTGCACATCCACGATGAAATCGTCTTGGAAGTGCCGGAAGCAGATGCAGAGGCCGCCGCAGCGCGGCTGGTGCAGGTTATGTGTGAGCCGCCACCTTGGGCATCGGGGCTACCCCTGAACGCTGAAGTGGCAATTATGGAACGTTATGGCAAATAAGGAGCAAGCGATGAGTGAGGATCGCACGAAATTCATAGATTATATAGTTGGATTAGCTGCCGCAACGGTAGGCGAAACGGCTCTATTGTTGCGTCAGAAGCCGCGCTACGACAGCGAAGGCAATATGATGTACCACGCAGATGGCACGCCTAACGCTACGTTTCCGTCGTTCATGCCAGACAAGGCGCGCGTCAAAGAAGGCGAGTCTTGGTATGTTAACACCGGCGCATACATCGTCAGCCGCTTTGAAGACGGTAAGCCGTCAGCCAGAACGACTAACGTAGAGTTCGTCTTGTTCATGATGCTGGATGACATCGGCACAAAGTCTAAGACGCCGCTAATAGAACCGACATGGATAATGGAAACCAGCGAAGGTTCGTTCCAGTGGGGCTATGCTTTTTATGAGCAGCCCGACAAAGGCGATTTCTGCGCTGCTATCAAGGCCATTGCAGCCGCCGGCTACACTGATCCGGGCGCGACTAACGCTGTGCGTAACTGCCGCGTTCCCGGCAGCATAAACATGAAGCTAGGGCGGGGTAACTTCCCTGCGCGGCTAGTCGAGTTCCACCCTGAACGCAAATACACGATAGAGCAAATCTGCGAAGCGTTGGGCGTCACGCCAGAAGAAGGCGACACAGCGGAATTTAAGGCCGTCAAGATACGCGACACTGGACAGGACAACGTCCTGACATGGTTGAGCGAACAGAACCTAGTCCTTAGCACTATCAACAACGACGGCTGGTGCGGCATCGTCTGCCCTAACCACGGGGAACACAGCGACGGCATGATCGAAGCGCGCTACAAGCCGCTTGATCGTTCGTTCTGCTGCTATCATGGTCACTGCCAAGACTTAGACAGCCGCACGTTCCTTGATTGGGTAGCCACTAACGGAGGGCCAAAGGCAACGCCCGGATTGCGGGACGAACTAATCGCTGAACGCATGGCGTCCATATTGGACAAGATTTCGCCTACGGAAGCATTCCCTGACGAAGCCGCAGCGCGTGTGCGTGAGGTCGAAAAGAAAGAAGCCGGACGGCTGGAACAAAGCGAGTGGTTTGAGCGTTTCGCGTACATACAGTCTGATGACTGCTATTTCGACATGGTCACACGCCAAGAGATAGCGCGTAACGTCTTTAACGCCCTGTTCCGTCACGTTGACTGTCGTTCCATCCACAAGAAAGCCCAGCGCGTACAGGCGTCCGTCTATTATGATGAGCGCCGGCAGGATCGCGGCGCACCAGCGTTGGCAGCGGTGACGTTTGCCGCCGGTGATGACGTGTTGGTGACGCGCGACGGGTTAGTTTACGGCAACAGGTGGGTCAACGCCCGCCCTGACGTATCAACCAGCGACAAGATTGCAGATTACGATGTCGAGCCGTGGCTAAATCATTGCCGCAACCTGATAGTTGACGATAAAGAGTTAGACCACATACTGAACGCTATAGCGTTCAAGATACAGAACCCAACTGTCAAGATTAACCATGCTATCCTTATCGGCGGTGATGAAGGTGCAGGCAAGGATACTATATTCCAGCCGTTCCTGTGGGCGCTCGGCGGCAAGCACTGGCGCAACAGGTCAGTCATTGAGGCTGGCGGGTTGGACAGTCAGTGGGGCTATGCGCTTGAGGCTGAAGTGGTCATTCTAAACGAGTTAAAGGAACCAGAGGCAAGAGAGCGCCGCGCTATGGCTAACAAGCTGAAGCCGCTGATTGCTGCGCCGCCTGAAACGCTGTCGGTCAACCGCAAGGGGATGCACCCTTACGACTTGGTCAATCGCCTGATGGTGCTTGCGTACACGAACGACTCGCTGCCTATCACACTGCCTACGCAGGATCGTCGGTGGTTCTGCGTCTGGACGCACGCGCCCCGCATGACAACACCAGCAGCGGACGCGCTGTGGGGCTGGTACAAGACAGGCGGCTATGAAAAGTGCGCCGCTTGGCTGCACCAGCGTGACGTTTCGTCGTTCAACCCTTCTGCGCCGCCGCCAGTGACCGAATGGAAGCTGAACATGGTCGAGCATGGTATGAGCGCATCGGAAAGCTATCTGGTCGAGTTGATGCACCAACGGGTTGGCGTATTTGCTGACGGTGTCATCGGTGGGCCGTTCCATCGCGTCTATGACTTGCTTGGGCCTTTGTTGCCTGTTGGCTTAAAGGTTCCGCCGGCTGCACTGCTTCATGCGTTCAAGGAAGCTGGCTGGATCGACATGGGCCGGATCGGGTCAAAGGAATATAGCAGTAAAAAGCACGTCTTTGCCGCGCCTGACGCGCTCCAGAAGCATAGCAAGTCAGAGTTGCGCCGCATGGTAGAGAATACATCAAACAATAGTGCAATGCCAAAGATAGGCAAGAATTGACAACCGATTGGTTGCAATGATATATGGGGATAGTTGGTAATGCTCTACTAACCCCTTGGTGTCGCTTTGCTGACCCTTTTAAGCCCCCTGCGTCCTCACTCCGCAGGGGGCTTTTCTTTGTCTGCTATTGCATTACGGCGCTGTAGTCGAAATTCTCGCCGCAGTCTTTGATTGTCACCAATTCTTCACTGAACCCTTCGACTTCGGCGTTGTAGGTGTAGACCTTCTTTGGGACTTGCAGTTGGTTGTTTGCAAACTCGATACCCCTTTGGGTCACACGCCAGTAGCCGGAATGCTTTTTGGTCGGATCGTCTTCGTTATACATACGTTCGACAAGCCCCCACCAGCGCAGCGTCGGTAACTGGTTAGACCGCACCAACCAGCGCGGCCCTGTCTTCGGAACGTCAACCCATGTGCCGTCCGCGCTGTGGTGCGCCAGCCAAACCACAGACCTAGCCATAGTTTCGTTGAGCGTGCGGGCGTAAATCTTGCCCCACCTGTCGCAGCATGGGCAGCGCCCGCCATCGCCGTCGATAACTTTCCGCCATGCGGAACGCAGTTTGTCTATAAATGTATGTTCTTCGTCGGTCATGTCTCATCCTTTAATGCTGCTTCGGCGTCTTCGATCAGTTCTATCGGGGGCCAGCGCAGATAGCAGACATGGTCTGCGGTTATCACGCCAAGGGATTCCAGATATTCCATTAGCCGATAGGCTAAGGTAGCTTCGGCCCGCTCGGTGTATCGGTCGGGTAGCGCGTCATCATCATCAAGCATCGTTCTTACTCCTTATCTCCAGCCCACGGGCTTCCAGTGCGGCGCAGAATTGATCCAAATTGTAGTTTTTCACGAACAAGTCGCCCCATACATCCACCAACGCGTCAGGCACGTCCGCGGAGATGATAAAGCGGTGCAAATGTCCGTTAATTACGCCTTGAGATAGGCCGTCACCTAAAAATCGGTCTAGCAGCGCAGTTACCGCATCGCTCACCTCTTGCTTAAAGGCTTCGTGCTGTTCGATGGCGCGGTATAAAGCCTCATTCAGTATGGTCGATGAATTCCACGGTGAACCCGTGTAGTCTGGCCTAGTTTCCGCTACCACATCAGCCACCAGCGCCCGTGCTTTTGCTTCAATGTCGGTCATTCTGGTGTCCAATCTTTAGGGTATGGCACTGACTTGTAACTGGTTCTGTAAAGTCTGCCGTTTTCGTCGTAATGCTCGGTCACTGTTGAGCCGTCATCGTTCAGGACAGCGGCAAGGTCGCCAAGCAGATGCAATGGTCGCCCTGTCTTAGGGTCGATGCGGTATTTTATTTCTTTGGTCATTTCTTTTCCTCAATCCAAAAGTGGTGCATCATGTAATGCGTAGCGGTTTCATCTGTCACCCTATCGCCTATCCCGCCGCTTGCGGTGGTTAGGTGGTTGGTGAAGGTGTTGGGGTCTTTAGATGAACGCACTGCGGGAATGCGTGTCAGTTTCATATATCCGTTCTGGTCGGTCATTTGCGTAACAGCCCTTCCAGTTCGCGGATCGCCCATTGGATGCCTTGGATTTCAACGCCCATGTCATGAAGACCATGTGCGTCCTTGGCGTGTAGAAACACCTCGGACATATCCCAGCACACCCGCTCACGTTTGCGTAATGCTTCAATGCGTTCTTTAATCATGTCATCTCATCCTTGTTATGGTGGTCAAACCATCCTTAGTCCGACAAATAAAATGTTTATCGTGCCGCTGCCCATACTGGCTAACGTTGCGACTAGTGCGCTTTGCATCACCCTTGTTAATGGCTGGCATGGTCGCGCTATCGCCGACAGCCATAGTGCCCATTGGGTAGAACATCGGTCGGCTCACGTTATCAGTCCCCGCGCAATACAGGCTTGGCGCAGATGCTCAGGCCGCACGCCCCACAGCTTATGTGTGTTGCCGTAGTCCTGACAAACGAGCGACAGATAATTTTCCTGCTGGCGCAGCTTTGCCTTGATGCGGTCATGCTCTTTTATAGCTTTCGCCGCTGTGCGTAGCACGCGCATTTGGTCTTTGGTGTCGAGATTGCTCATATTATAGTTCCACTGTTATGTCGGGCTTCGCCCGTTTGTCGTTTAGTCGTTCAAGCCAATAGGTTTGTTCATCCCCGAATGACCGTGCTGCGTGATACTTGAACAGCGCAACGGCTAGCGGGTCGTAACCCTTCCATTTGTGCGTCACAATCAGCGGTGACGGCATCATGGCCTCTAGGCTGGTGCGTGTCGGGCGTTCTTTGGCCTTTGCGACACTGTCTAGGTCGCGCAGCGTTAGGTTAAGGTCAAACTCGCGGTTGATGTGTTGCATCACAGCGGTTCTGTCGGTGATATATCCGCACAGATGCTTGATGCGCTTGCGGACGGCATGGTCCATTAGCTTCTATCCCGCTTGACATACTTGCCCGACTTAGGGTCGCGCATCACGGCGTTGCGCTTCCAGTGTAGCAATTCTTTCGTGTCGCGCACCCATGCGTTGCGGAACCAACTGTATTGCCGGTGCGTATCCCATAGGATAACCAGCGTTGCGGCTTGTGCTGCTAACAGCACTGCGATTGTCATGTATTCAGGTGTCATTTAATCCTCCAATATTAGTGTTAATAGGAATAATGCGGCTCCGGCTAACAAAGCCGTCACCCTTGGGCCTCTAGCTGTGCGTGCAAGGTGTTGGCTTGTTCCATCCAACTGTCGAGCCGTGCGTTCAATTCGACGATCTCTTTTTTGGCATCTTCTAAATGCTCTTCAACATCCAACAGTTCGCTAAGGCGTTCTGCCAGCACAACAGCCAGTTCGTGATCACGATCTAATGCCGTGCGGACTAGTTCGGCATCTGACAGCATGGTCAGATAGGTTCTACCGTGGTTTGTCATCGTTCAGTTCCCTTTTAATGTATGAATGATTGACCATATCGCCAGCGCACCAGCGCCAGCGAATAGGGTTAGGGCGGCGATGTGCGCGATCATGCTGCGGATTCCAGTAAACGGTCAGCGCCTACAATCGGCGCCATTGAGAATGAACCCCAAGGTTTGACCTGTTCAACGTCATTCCAGACATTAATGCGTAGGCGATCACCAGCGGCGGTTACGATTGTTTTGTTAGTGCGCTTTGCGACTGTGACGCGCACAATGGTATCATAGTCCGCAACGCTGCGGGTGTAGTATGTTTTGCCTGTTTCGAATTTAGTCATCTCACTCACTCCTATTGATGTCACCGGGTGACGGGATTGTCACCCGGTGGTGTTAGCGTTAGCCTTTCATGAACTTGTCGCGCGTCCACCCGTCGGTGTCAGTTGCACGCATTGGCATGATAACCGCACAGACGTCGGTGCGTGCACCTGTGCCCGCGCTGTTAGGGAACAATACCGGCGCTGGGCCATTGCCAGCTTGTGCGATCCGATAGCGATTCGCATTGCCTTTCTTGCCATCGCCTAGCGCCATCGCAATTTTGCCAAGTGCCGCGATTAGGTGCGGTTGATAATGCGCCGGCGTTTCAGTCTCAGGCAATTCGGGGATAATGCGATCCCATGCGGGAAAGTTGCCATCGACCGGCGTAAAGTGCACTTTCACATTGCCCTTGGATAGCCAAAACAATCCGTTCACGTCGCGCTCTATGATGTAATAGCTATCCTTGCCCTTGCTGGCTTGCGTGATTGCGTCGTGCGGCACGATAATGCCAGCCAGTGCATCCTTGTCATAGGTGCACCCGGTAACGTCGTGAAACACTGTCGCGCCGGGGAAGTTGGCAGCAAATGCCATATGGCCATTTGTGCCCACGATATAGCCACGGGCGTCAATAAATACGCCTTTCAGATAATAGCGCGTTTCTTCCTTGGATACGCACTGCATAGCGGCATCAATATAGTCGCATGGGATTGTCAGATTGATTATTTCGATAGTCATTTTACTGTCCTTTACTTTACTGTGGTTGTCACCGGGTGACAGGATTGCCACCCGGCGGATTGATTAGAGCCCGCGCTCGTGCATCGCGGTATTTACTTCCGCCCATGCTGCCATATCGCGTGGCGTGGCGTCGGCATCGCTATCGCGGCCATATAAATACCAGTAGCCTTTAAGCGCGTCGTTTGAGATCCGCTCAAACTTGTCAGCGTAAAATTGCGACCATTTGGTGAAGGTTTCGTAATCCATTTTAATATACTCCAGTCATGAAAGGTGAATCAGGCCAGTATCGGCCATTAACGTTGCATAGTGCACCGGGCGTTCATATTGCCCGGTGACACCGTCGCGGTAGATTGATAGCCACTTGCCAGCGTTGGCAAGGCCAACTGTCGCGCCGTATGGCACATTAGCCGTTACTGGCCAGTGATTGATAAGGCCTTCGCTAGCCAGCGCGTCGTTAAGCGTTTCGAAATAGTTTTGCATGGTGTCTTACTCCTAGTTATGCGAAGCGGGCGCGGACTTGCCCGGCGTCAAGATAATCGTGGCGACGCAAAAACGACGCCTTTGCCTCTTTACAAGTTTTTGACCACGTTGTTGTGCACTCATACTGCCAGCACTTGTGAGTGCGGTTGAGCAAATAAATATCAATTTTGCGGTTGTCGGTATTCATGGTGTCTCACTCCATTGCGTTGTTGATACCCTCTTATGTACCCTCTTAAACATACTGTCAACAACAAAATGTGTTGCAAATAAAAAAAATTAACACAGTTTGAGGGTAGTTTACGATGACCTAACAAATGACCTACCTTTTGACTATTTTATGACCTACCTTTTTGACGAAAATAAACCTGTGGATAACTTTATGATCAAGTTCGGCAAAATAGTCAAAAGTTAGGCTATTCTGGAGAGGCAAATGACCTACCGAAAAATGGCGCAAAACAGCGCATCTTGGGGTTTGGTAGGCTAAATAGTCATAGTTTCTGTGAAATGTCTGAATAATAAAATATATAACCTATATGGTACGTAGTATGCTTTTTACGAGCGAGTAGGTGTTTTGAAAATAATAGCCTACCTGTGGTACTAACACAGTTTGAGGGCCACCTCATTTCGCACGCTTTCGACCGTCGATTGCATAGCCTAAATGACCTACCTTTATTGTGCGATGCAACATGGCCAAACAACAAAGGGCCAACGCACCTAGCCTCAACATTTTACTGACACTGTTGTTAGCAGAATGACAAAGGCCATTTCTACGCCAGCAGGAACAGAACAAGAACGCTAGTCACTGTATTACTACAGCAACACAGCTAGCCGCACGCGCTGCTGGCAAAAACCAAAAAGCATTTGCTTTGCATGGGGAGGGGTAGGGCCGACGGTTGTGTGTCTGTCAGTGTCAGGTGTCGCAAACAATTTTTATTTTTTTTGCATCTTAGAACGCAACACACTATAGTACGCCCAATGACTTTCTACTCACTGCCATTTACACCAGAGCGGATGCAGGCCACCGAGTCGCGGCTGGAGTCTATCTATGAAGCTGCACGCTATGGGCTAAAGGGTGACAGCCTAGCTATGGCTGCTGGCATGACCCCGCGGCAGTTCCGCGTGTTAGCCGACGCTGACCCGCTGGTCGAGATGGCTGAGATCAAGGGCAGGGCTGATGGCGAGATGACTGCGGCCAAGACTATGTACGAAGCGGCACGCGATGGTGACGCTAAGGCAGCACTCGACATACTAAAGCACAACCATGGCTGGGTAGCCAAGCAGCAGATCGACGTAAACATCGACCAACAGATAAGTATCACAGGCGCGCTAGAAAAAGCACAGACGCGCGTCATCGAAGGGCTGTACACAGAACTGCCCCGCCTAGAGGACACCAGCAATGCAAGCACCGATATATTCAGCCCAAGACGAGATGGAGTTGATGGCGAGGCTGTGGTCGCCAAGTCTAAAGGATGACCCGCTAGCGTTCGTGCTGTACACATTCCCGTGGGGCCAAGCAGGCACGCCGCTGGAACACTTCCCCGGCCCGCGTAAATGGCAGCGCCAGATACTAGCTGACTTGCGTGACCACATCAAAGAGAACAACGGTAAGGTTGACTTCAGCACCGCACGGCTGGCGATTGCGTCAGGACGCGGTATTGGCAAGTCCGCCCTAGTCAGTTGGTTGACGATATGGATGCTGTCATCAAGGATCGGCAGTACTACCATCGTGTCGGCAAACTCTGAGGCGCAGTTGCGGTCCGTAACATGGGCAGAAATAACCAAGTGGCTAGCCATGAGCCTAAACAGTCACTGGTTTGAGATAGCCGCCACACGCATCATGCCAGCCAAGTGGCTGACGGAACTGGTCGAGCGTGACCTCAAGAAAGGTACGCGCTACTGGTCAGTCGAAGGTCGGCTGTGGTCCGAAGAGAACCCCGACGCATACGCTGGTGTCCACAACTTCGACGGTGTGATGCTGATATTCGACGAAGCCAGCGGTATACCTGACAGCATCTGGTCCGTATCGGATGGTTTCTTCACAGAGAATACTCCACATCGGTTCCATCTGGCGTTCTCCAACCCGCGGCGCAATACTGGCTATTTCTACGAAACCTTTCACAGCAAGCGGGCGTTCTGGTCAACACGCGTCATCGACGCGCGGGATGTCGAGGGTACAGACAAACACCTGTACCAGCGCATCATAGATGAGTACGGGCCAGACAGCTACCAAGCCAGTGTCGAAGTGTACGGTAACTTCCCCAGTGAAGGTGACGATCAGTTCATCGGTAGCAACTTAGTGGATGATGCCATGAAGCGCCCAGCAGCCAAGGACAGCAGCGCACCGATTGTTATTGGAGTTGACCCTGCACGCTTCGGGGCTGACGCCACCGTCATCGCTGTGCGCCAAGGACGTGACATCTTGGAACTACGCAGACACCGCGGGGCTGACACTATGGAAGTGGCAGGCCATGTCATCGACGCCATAGAGCAGTTCCAGCCGGCGCTGGTCTGCATCGACGAAGGCGGGCTAGGCGCAGGCGTCGTGGACAGGCTGAAGGAACAGCGGTACAAGATACGCGGCGTGAACTTCGGCAACAAAGCTAAGAACCAGACCATGTGGGGTAACAAGCGCGCAGAGATGTGGGGCGCCATGCGTGACTGGCTCAGAACCGGCCACATCCCGACAGATAGGTTCCTGAAGACGGACCTCATAAGCCCGCGCACCAAGCCTGACAGCAGGGGGACGCTGTTCCTTGAAAGCAAGAAGGATATGAAGTCACGCGGGCTGGCCTCGCCAGACGCAGCGGACGCCATAGCGGTCACGTTCGCGTTTCCTGTAGCATCTACTGATCCGCGTCTGACACGCGTTGACAAGCATCGTACAAGAGGCTATTCTCCCGGCGGAATATCTACATCGTGGATGGGCAGTTAATGGCTGACAAGAAAAAATCAGTGTCGCTATCCGTTGGCAGAGGCGAGAAACTGCCTGTGTCAAAGGGTGCGGGCCTGACAGCCGCTGGCAGAGCCAAGTATAACGCTGCTACAGGTAGTAACTTAAAAGCGCCTGCGCCCAGCCCGAAAACAAAAGCTGACGCAGGACGCAAAGCGTCATTCTGCGCGCGCATGGGTGCAGTAGCTGCTAAGGCAAAAGACGGAGAACGTGCCAAAGCTAGTTTGAAAAGGTGGAAATGCCCATGAAACCCGGTCTATATGCAAACATCCACGCTAAGAAAGCCCGCATAGCTGCTGGCTCTGGCGAGAAAATGCGTAAACCGGGTGCTAAAGGCGCACCTACAGCAAAAGATTTCAAAGAAAGCGCCAAGACGGCCAAGCCAACTAAGAAGGGTAAGTAAATGCCATCAGGTAGAAAAGATATTTACGGCACGCCAAGCAAACGCCTTGCCGATCCGAAAGTCATAAAAGCTGAAATGGGCGCGGCGAAAAACGCAGCCATTCCTTCGCGTCAACGCAATAGCCCACGCGAAATAGAGGCGCTTCTGCGGCGCGAAGGCCCGACAAACGCCGGCGGCGGACGCGCAGTCAAGATGCCTGCTAAACCATCAGCGCCAAAAGCGCCAAAAGTTATCAGCTTGACTACAAACATGAAGTCATCGCCAATGGGCAAAAAGCGTTAATTATGCCTCTTACTAAGTCACCCAGCAAAGCTGCGTTCCGCAAAAACATCAAAGCGGAAGTAAATGCGGGTAAACCTGTGAAACAAGCCGTCGCTATCGCTTACAGCGTGAAGCGCGCCGCCAGCAAAGGCAAGAAATAATCTATGGCCGACCCCACAGGCATTGAAGCGGCAGGCAAAGTCGCCAACGTAGGATCGAACGCGCCTAAGACAACGCGCGACGATCACGATAAGATGGCTACCCTGCGTAGCCGTCTTCAAATGGCGCAGGCTGCGTATTCAGACAGCCGTGAGGACGAACTAGACGATCTACGCTTTATGGCCGGCAGCCCTGACAACCAGTGGCAGTGGCCTGCTGACGTATTGTCAACACGCGGCAGCGTGCAAGGACAGGCTATCAACGCGCGTCCATGCCTGACAATCAACAAGCTGCCACAGCACGTGCGTCAGGTAACGAATGAGCAGCGCCAGAACCGGCCAAACGGTAAAGTAATACCCGCGGATGACAATGCTGACGTACAGGTCGCCGAAATCTTCAATGGTGTGGTGCGCCACATTGAGTATATGTCAGATGCTGACGTTGCGTATGACACAGCCTGCGACAACCAAGTCACTTACGGCGAAGGTTACATCCGCCTGCTGACTGAGTATTGCAACGACGATACGTTTGACCAAGACATCAAGATTGGCCGTGTCCGTAACGCATTCAGCGTTTACATGGACCCCACAATCCAAGACCCCTGCGGCTCAGATGCCGAATGGTGCTTTATCACCGAAGATATACTAAAGTCAGAATATGAGCGTTTGTTCCCTGACGCATCGCCAATCAGCACATTATATAGCCAAGGCGTCGGCGATCAGGGCATTTCGTCGTGGCTGCAAGAAGATACAATCCGCATTGCGGAGTATTTTTACAACGTCTACGAGCCTGAAACGCTGCATCTGTACCCAAATAACCAGACTGCCAAGGCTAATTCGCCAGAAGACAAGCAGCTTAAAGAAATGTACGGTAAACCGCTTCGCACACGCAAAGTAGACCGTAAAAAAGTCATGTGGATGAAGACCAATGGCTATGACATTCTTGATGAGCGCGAGTGGTCAGGCAAATATATCCCTGTTGTACGCGTAATTGGCAACGAATGGGAAGTTGACGGACAGATATACATCTCTGGGCTTGTGCGTAACGCCAAAGATGCCCAGCGTATGTACAACTACTGGACCAGCCAAGAGGCAGAAATGCTTGCATTGGCGCCTAAAGCGCCGTTTATCGGTTACGGCGGCCAGTTTGAAGGCTACGAAAACCAGTGGAAGACTGCCAACACGACCAACTGGCCGTATTTGGAAGTCAACCCAGACGTTACAGACGGCGCTGGAGGCGTTCTACCGCTTCCGCAACGCGCACAGCCACCGTTGCCCCAAACAGGTCTAATACAGGCTAAAATGGGCGCTGGAGAGGACATCAAGGCCACAACCGGCCAGTATGATGCGTCGTTGGGCCAGCAAGGCAACGAACGGTCTGCAAAAGCTATCGTCGCACGCGAAAAGCAGGGCGATGTTGGCACGTATCATTACGTTGACAACCTTGCGCGGGCAATTCGCTACATCACACGCCAGATTGTCGATATGATCCCTAAAATCTACGACACACAACGCATTGCACGCATCATTGGTGCTGATGGCGAAGTCAGCATGGTCAAAATGGACCCATCGCAGGAAGAACCTGTACGTGAAATCCGCGATGCTGAAACCGGCGGTCTAATTGAAAAGATTTACAACCCCGGCGTTGGTACATACGACGTTATGGTCACTACTGGCCCCGGCTACATGACCAAGCGTCAAGAAGCACTTGATGCCATGAGCCAGATTCTGCAATCCAACCCACAACTTTGGGCTGTGGCAGGCGATCTGTTCATTAAGAACATGGATTGGCCCGGCGCGCAAGAAATGGCAGAGCGGTTCAAGAAAATCCTTGATCCCAAGGTGCTTGCTACAGGCGATGAGTCACCTGAAATGGCTGCTGCACAGCAGCAAATGGAAGTTATGGCTGAAGAATTGAACCGCATGGTCGATATTATCGAAGGCGTTCAAGCAGACGTTGCAAAGCGCGAAGTAGACATCAAGGAATACAAGGCACAGGTAGACGCCTACGATGCAGAAACAAAACGCATCAGCGCGATGCAAGCAGGGATGACAGAAGAGCAAATTCAGGATATTGTCATGGGGACGATTGCAGGCGCATTGGATACAGGTGATTTGATTAGCGGATCACCCGAAATGCGTGAGCAGCCTGACATGACCGAAGAAATGCCTCCGCAGCAACCAATGCAAGATATGGGCGGTATGCCTGAGATGCCGCCTGAAGGAATGATGTAATGACCGTAAGCCTCAAACATACCTTTCAGTCTGCCAAAACTGACAGCCTTGACACGTCACTTGTTCAGCCGTCTAACTGGAACGAAGAGCATGAGTTGGAACTTGCCACCGATAAGCTGCTAGGCCGCGCTACCGCTGGCACAGGCGCTGCTGAAGAGATTGGTATAGGCGCTGCCTTGTCAATATCTGGCGGCACGCTGGCTG